AGTTGGCCCACTGTCGAAACTACCTTCAAAGCTTGAAGGATAAGGGGGGCATCCCCGAAATGGGGTTCAACTTCAGGGCGGACTGGGGCGAAACTGAGTTTGAGGACAAGGAGGGGGGCATGATAAGAGGCAAGATCGACCTTATAGTCCCCCCTGTGGGGCCCACTGTTCAGGTTGAGGAGTACAAGACGGGTAAGGTGTACCAAGAGCACGCAAAGCAGCGTAGCCTGTACGGCCTGGCCGCGCTGCTAAAGTACCCTGGGACAGAAGAGGCGGCGGTAACGACTGTCTACTTTGACCAGAAGGGTGAAAACACAACGACAGTGGTGAAGAGGACCAGCTTGGTGGGTCTGCAACGGGTGTGGGAGCGACATGTCAAGAAGGTGCAGCCCCCGCAGGATTACCCGATGCGGCCGAGCTTCAAGTGCAGGTGGTGCAACTTCAGTAAGAACAACGGCGGGCGGTGCCCAAACTAATGGTCAAACTAGAGAAGGAAGAAGAAGCGAAGGTCCGGCGGTGGTGTGACAACAACGGGGTGCTGTTCATTAAGTTCAGCCCCATGGGGGCGCGCGGGTGGCCCGACCGCGTTGCCGTATTTCCAGGCGGTGTGCACGTATGGACTGAGCTGAAGCGCAAGGGGAGGGAGCTGGCCCCCCTCCAAGAATACCGGGCGCGAGTGCTCACTAAACAGGGTTGTCTGGTTGCGTGGTTTGACGACGCGGACGAGTGCATAGCGTTTTATGAAAGTATACTGGGGGACTTAAATGAGCTTAGCGTGGACGCCTAGGCCCTACCACATCCGTGGGGTGGGTAAGCTGGTAAACCGAACGGGGGCGGGGCTGCTACTGGACCCCGGTATGGGGAAGACTTCCACCGCGCTAGCCGCGTTTGAGCTACTGCGGTCGAAGGGCTTGGTCAAGAAGGCGTTGGTCGTAGCACCCATTAAGCCGATGTACGGCACGTGGCCGGTGGAAGCAGAAAAATGGGCGGACTTTAACCACCTGACCTTCACAATTCTACATGGAAAGGGAAAAGAAGAGCGGTTGCAGGAAGACACGGATATCTACGTCGTCAACCCCGAGGGGGTCGTGTGGTTGTTTGGCCACCCTGTTCGTAAGCTGCCGGAGTTTGATGTCTTAATAGTAGACGAATCCACCAAATTCAAAAACTCAATGAGTAAGAGGTTCAAGGCTATTAAGAAGCACCTGCCGCGGTTTTCCTACCGGTGGATACTTACAGGGACCTTCAGCCCCAACGGCCTTATGGACTTGTTCGGGCAGGTGTACATCATGGACCAAGGCGCGGCCCTGGGCCGGTACATCACCCACTACCGTAGTACTTACTTTGATAGTGATGGCTTCTACACTTACACTCCACGGAAGGGGTCCGCTGAGAAAGTAGCAGAAAAGATAGCACCTATGGTCCTAAAGCTAGAGGCTGAGGACTACTTGGAAATGCCCGACTTTATAAAGGTGATAAGGGAAGTTGATTTGCCTGAAGAGGCCATGCGTGCCTACAAGGAGGTGGAGAAGAAGTTCATAACGGCGCTGCAATCGGGAGAAATAGTGGCCGCCACTATCGCCGCCGCGGGGACTAAGTGCCGGCAAATCGCCAACGGCGCTGTTTTCGATGGGGAAGGCAAGATACACCCTGTGCACGAGGCCAAGATACAGGCGCTAGAGGAAATAGTTGAGGAGACTGAGGGTCACCCACTGCTAATTCTGTACGAGTTCACACATGATAAAGAACGCATAATGGCGTTCTTGGGCAGCGGGGCGGTCTGTATGACGGGTGTGTCGGGAAAGGAGTTCACAAACATACAGGATAGGTTTAACGCTGGAAGTATCCCCTACTTAGTCGCCCACGGGAGCTCCGTGCACGGCCTGAATATACAGGGCCACTGCTACCACATGGTGTGGTTTTGTGTAACGTGGAATCTAGAGAACTACATACAGGCCGTGTGGCGCTTGTATCGCCAAGGGCAGCGCAGTAAAATAGTTATGTGCTACCTGCTAGTCGCGCGGCTTACACTAGACGAACGGGTGGTGCGGGTGTTAGACCATAAACAAGCAAGGCAGGATGAGTTGGACAACTTGCTAATAAACTACGAGGTGTGTGATGATACTAACAGAAGGTAAGACGCTAGCCCAGGTGTTGAACGAAGTACTAGACAGGCTCATAGATCAGGGGGGCCGCTGTGTGCACCCTGACACCAATGTCTGCTGCTACGGAGACGGTCGGGGGCGGCACTGTGCCATCGGGTGGCTGCTGCCACCCGATAACGAGGAACTTATGGGGTTTGAGCTGGGGGTGCGCAACCTGCTGGGCATGCCTGCTGACGTAAGCCCAAACACTAGGTTCATAGAACAGCACAATGAAATTCTATGCGATCTACAGAACTACCATGACTGCCCCCGCAGTGGTCATGGTAGGCTAGTGGCCGTGGGGGCTGACCCCGCCAAGCTGGATGCCTTTACGCAGCTGGCAGAGTGAGCGGCGGGAGGCGGTACCAGCAGGAGATGGAGTGTAATTTTGAGGCAACCGAGAGAGCGGGCGACGTGGCGCTGTACTTTGGCACGACGCCACCTTGCTTTAGGCCGCTAAGCCCGCGGGCCAAACAGTTATTTCTAGACTACGCGGCGTGGGGGGCGGACGCCTACATCGTGCTGGGGGCGACGGCTGAGGAGGTACTGTCCGCGTTCCCAGAGGATTTTGTAATAACCGAAACGGACATCCGGCCCGACTTGGTCTTAACTTTAATGATTGAGGCGTTGCACTGAGAAAGCTGACGTGGTAAATTGGGGGCACTAAGCGGTCAATTTACCCAAATCAGCAGGAGATTTAAAATGACAGAAGTGCAAACATTAGAAGACAAGTTAGGGCAAGTACTAGGGAAGGGTCCAAAGGGGAAGAAAGAGACCGTCGCCCGGCGTAGCAAGTTTGAAAAGTTGTACCCGGAAGACGCTACGCTCGAGTTGTTGGTGAAGGAAAACCCTAAGAAAGAGGGCTCGGCCGCCCGTGGGGTGTTCGAGCACTACATAGGCAGCGCAACAGTCGCCGAATACCTTGCTAAGGGTGGCACCTACCAAAGTATCGCTTACGACGTTGGCCGCCAGTTTATCAAAGTAACACCGCGATAACGCACCTAGTAACGGATTGCCTTTCGCCGCCTCCGGGCGGCTTTTTTACGTACGAGGAAAAGTCAATGGATATACAAATCTGTACCTACGGCAGGCCGGTTGAACGCCAGCACACGTACTGGTGTCTGCCACCCGCCCTCCGGGAGCGCGTTAAGCTTGTCGTACAGGAGCAGGAGGCGCCCTATTGGCGTAAGCTGGGCACGGGGCCACACATTGTAGTCATGCCCGACTGTATACGCAAGGTGGGTTCTACCCGGCAATGGATGATAGAGAACTCAGGACCAAAGCTGTGCCAGCTGGACGACGACCTTGTGTTTTCTACTCGCAGGCGCGACGACCCTACAAAGTTCAGGTCCTCAACTGATGCTGAGTTAGAACATATGTTTGAACGTATGGAGGAGCACCTGGACAACTATGCCCACGTGGGGGTCTCCCACAGGGAAGGGGCCAATCGGGAAACAGCGTACTACAAGTACGCCACTAGAATGCTGCGGGTGTTGGCCTACCGCACAGACATATTTCTGGCTGAGGGGGTGAGGTTCGACAGACTACAGGAAATGGTGGACTTTGATGTTACTTTACAATTACTAAAGAAAGGTTACACTAATTGTGTGCTAAACGGGTGGGTGAGCAATCAGTCAGGCAGCGACGTTAGCGGGGGCTGTAGCACCTACAGGACAGCAGAAACCCATGCTGACGCCGCCCGTAGACTGGCCACAATGCACAGCCCATTCGTCAAGGTGGTCAAGAAAGTAACCAAGAACTCATGGTGTGCCGATGAAAAGGGGGAAAGAACTGATGTTAGGGTGCAGTGGAAACAAGCCTACTACTCCAGTGGACAAACTAATCTACTGGATAGAAGAAAGGTACAATATTTTGGGAAAGAAACAGGCGGGGCTGCCCCCACCGTGGAGTAAGGACCCTACCTTTCAAACCACTTACTTCTGTAACGTGTGCAGGGAAGACGACAGGGTAACCCAGTGGATGCGCCAGCGGTGGGCGGCGGCTTTGGTAAAGGGGGGCCGCCCGCCCAACTCAAAGAACACAGCGTTCAACATGGTGCTGGCTAGGGTGGTCAACAAGCCGGAATCGTTGGACGCCCTGGGGTGGCCGTGGTTTGGTGTACCCGGGGCGCTAGCGTGGCGGAAATGGCACGACGTAATGTCCCAGCCGGGCGCCTGGGGTTCCGCCTATATTGTTAGCACCAATGGGCGCCGTATGCCCAAGCATGTGTACATACAGGGGCTACTAGTGGCGGCGTACAGCCCATTGCAGGGCATGGCCTTTGTTGGCACCCTGGCCCACGCGCACGGGCAGCTAATGGGTCTTAATGGGCTGGGCAGCTTTATGGCTGGGCAGGTAGTGGCGGACCTTAAGAATACGAGGGGCCACCCCCTGCAAGAGGCCAGCGACTGGCGAACATGGTGCGCCCATGGGCCGGGCAGTCTTCGGGGTATGGCGTGGGTGCTGGGGAAGGAACGTGTGACCCCCGGCATGTTCTACGAGAACATGCTGTGGCTGCGGCGGCGCGTAGATGATAACGTAAGCACAGCGGTGCCTGCATTGTGTGCGCAAGATTTACAAAACTGCCTGTGTGAGTTTGATAAATATATGCGGGTTTCAACTGGGGCTGGTAGGAGCAAGAGGAAATACAATGGTCGATAAAATAGTAGAAGACGCCTACTTAGGGGACGGCGTGTACGCGAGCTTTGATGGACACCACATCGTACTTGATTTACGGGGGCAGGACCGCACTACGCGCATAGGGCTAGAACCCCGCGTAATGGAGGGTCTCCGTCGTTACGCTGACAATATTAACCAACTACGTGAGGAGATGATGAATGGAACTGTCTGTTAGGAACATCCCCGAGATGTACAGTGAAATGATGGTCCTTATGAAGGGCCGGGGCATGGAAGAAGATAGCAGAAATGGAAAAGTTCTTAGCTTGCGGACGCCGTTAACCGTAACAGTATGGAACCCGGCCAACAGGGTGCTGCACGATCGTGTGCGGTGCGCCAACCCGTTCTTCCACGTCATGGAGTTCGTATGGATGATGTCGGGCAGTAACAAGCCCGAGTGGGTAAGCCAGTTTAACAGCCGGCTTATGGAGTACGCGGACGCTGGCACTGGCACTATCCATGGGGCATACGGCCACCGGTGGCGGGCGCACTTCAGCCGTGACCAGATAGCCTCCGTTATTAGTATGCTGAGAAAGGACCCTCAGGACCGACGGGTTGTGCTGGGTATGTGGGACCCCCGTGTGGACCTTACTACTCTGAAGAATGACTTGCCCTGCAATACGCACATCTACTTCAGAGTGGTGGAAAGCCGCGTGGGGGGCGGGCAGCTGGATATGACCGTGTGCAACCGTTCCAACGATGTTGTATGGGGGATGACCGGGGCCAACGCGGTGCACATGACACTTCTACAAGAGCTGGTATCCCAGGCTGCCGGCATCCCCATGGGGGCTTACCGGGTGTTCACGAATAACGCGCACATCTACACAGGTTTGCGGGGGTACCACAAAATGCTGGACACGTTGGTCCGCCATGACAGGTACGACCCCGCCGGGGCGGTACCTGTTCTAGGCTTTGGCGATAACTATATTGATTTCTTGGACCAATGCGGCGACTTCGTATCCGGCGGGTACAGCTTTCGCAACAATTGGCTGAAAGTCGTGGCGCTGCCTATGCGTGAGTACTACTTATCAAGGCGGGCTGGGCGACCCTTGGAATATTGGGTAGACAGTATAAAGGATGTGAACTGGCGCGTAGCCTGTGAGGAATGGATAAAGTGGAAAAGTTAGCGGTTGTTTCCTGCCACGTGATGGCTTATATTAACTAAGTGCAAGGGCTACACATGAATATTAAGAAGGTGCTGCAAAGCGGAGGCGTGGTGCGCTACCACGCCCACATAGGGATAGACAAGCAAAGCCTGGCGGAGCACCAGTGGGGGGTGGCCCTCATAGTGCAGCGCATATGGCCAGCTTGCAGGAAAGAGTTAGCACTGGCGGCCCTTACCCATGACGTTGGTGAGTACGCCACCGGGGATGTGCCCGCGCCGGTCAAATGGTCCTCCCCCTACCTTAGGGTGGTGTTGGGTAATATGGAAGAAGAGTTTAAAAGGGTAGCGGGTGTGTATTTTAAACTTACCCCTCGTGAAGTATGGGTACTCAAGCTAGCTGACCTACTAGAAGGGATGTGGTACTGTGTTGGCCAGCTCAAGCTGGGCCATGTCAGCGCCCGCCGCCCGTTCCGTAAGGGCGGGGTGGCAGCGCGTAACCATATAGAGAACACGCGGAGCGGTGTGATGGATGTGGAGCTGCAAGATATTATGGACAGCGCAGAAGAAGTGTACCAACTTATACTAACAGAAAAGGAGAAATGGTATGACAGCGAATAGCTGGCAAGTAGGCGGGGACCACTACAAGGGTGCTGGCTACCAGCACTGGGACTTCACGTGGGACCATCAGTATAACCAGTTTGAGTACTGCATCACCAAGTACGTTGAGCGTCACAAGTCTAAGGGCGGCGTTGAGGACCTGCGTAAGGCCAGCCACCACCTCCTAAAGTACATCGAGAAGGTGGGTAAAAGCGCGCCCCCACCGGGATGCCGTTCCTACGCTGGGCTTGAGGCGTACCTAGCCCAGCGGGAGTTCGACAACTACCAGAAGGAAATATTTGAGGAAATATATTTTGGCCGCTTATCGGCCGCAGAAGTAACGTTGGAAAATTACGTACGCAGTTTGCTGTAGACCAGAGGTGGACTGGACCCCGCCCTACGGCGCTTAGGGTTCCACCGTAGCGCAAGCCGTGCCTCCCCCCATCGTTGCTGAAGGTCGATGAGGCGGGGGAGGGGCGCACTAATTTCATTAGTACAAGGGGGTCCATGGTGATAGAAAAGTTGGAGTTCTTAACACAGAAAGAGTGCTGGCGGGTTAGAGGTAGCGTTATGAAGATGCGCAGCCAGTGGATAGACCGGGGCATGTTTTGGACGCTAGGCGCGGCCACGTATCAGGACAGTGCGCTGGCCTACCCTGCCCTGGCGGAGCGCATTAACGCTTCCCTGATGGAGGAATTCTACGAACTTTACGCCGTGCTGGCTGTGGTGATAGGACTGCGCACCAAAATGTCAGTGGGTAACCTTAACATGACCGCCCTGCCGGGCTTCCATATATTCAATGACAAGGCGGGGACACGCCCTGGCCACATACATATTGATGAGCCCTACGAGCGCGTACGGTGGCCCCTAGAGCCACGCGACCCGTTTAGCTTTACCGCCCCCCTGGCCCTGCCAAAGGGCGGGGGTGGGCTGGACTACTGGCCCAACTGCACTGATGAACAGATGGAGACCTACTTGGAAAGGGGTGCGTTGCCGGAGGCCGAATACTGCCCCTACGAAGTGGGGAAGCTGTACTTGCACGATGGCAAGTTTCCCCACAGAATAGCGAACCCATGCGAACTCTCACCGGGGGACTGGCGCATAACGCTGCAAGGCCATGGCGTGACACTAGGGGACAAGATTGCCCTATACTTCTAGACGCGGTCAAACAGCCACTTGAAGGCTGCCCCCAGCACAGCGAGGGTGGTCAACCACTTAGCGAACCTGCCCAGCAAGGCCCCCACCTTAAGCACAGATTGCCCGTTGTCCCAAGCCTCCACTAGATTGCTAGTACTCTTAGTAAGATCTTCTATGGCCTTCTTAAGCTCTAGATGTTCTATAACTTCTTGTCTACGGTACTCATCGTAGCTCTTCATATGTGTCGTAAACTCAGTGTAGAACTGATCAAGTTTTTCAACAGTCCATTTATCTTCCATAAGCCCCCCTATAGCTCGCCTGTGGTCTAGTTTACTCTTCCCCCACAAGTTGAACATGCGGGTAGTCGCGGGTGGCCCACAGCCCACCCCACTCCAGTTGGTGCCCCAGTACGCTGGCCGCCTGTAGAAAAGCACAGGCCACCATGACCAGGGGTTCTGTCTCCCACGTGGCCGCCCCGTGAGCGTAGGCAAAGAAATCAAGCGCCCTTCCCTTCTGGTGCTCGCTAATAATGTCGTACCCATCGGCGGGGGTGGCCCCACGCCTAAACAAGGCGTTCTGCACCTCGGCGCTACGAAGCCCCGATGTGGCGGGATGGCCGAAGTCTACAACTGTCAGCTTTATAGCCAGGTCGCTAATCTCTATCAGCGCAGGGTGCACCCCCTGCCTGTGCAGTTTCGAGCTCTCGCTTAGATAAAATGACATCCTCCCCCTCCTGTAATCGTTTGAGCATAGCAATAACACCAAGGAAGGGCGTTACCTCTGAACCCTTTAGTGGGACCCTATCCATGAACAACAGGGCGTTTGTTATAACATCTCTATCCATTACACCGCCTAGGGGAGTGGGTACGTTACTGTAAAGGAGTCCGGTAGCCCCTTGAGGCCGGCATCCGTGAACCCAGTGGCGCTTAGTATTGCGCCGGATATATAGGCAGAGAGTGTGACTGTGCCGCTATCGCCGAGGGTTATTGAACCCGACCCCGGGAACGCGGCGTCCGTCACCGGCACCCAAAGCTGTTTTGCCAGGGTTGGGCGCACGTCCACGGGTAGGTTAGTGAAGGTCAGCGTTGTAGCATTGGAAGTGCCCTGGTAGGTGCCGGACTCGTACTCTAACGTAGCCCAGCTGCCGACGGAATTGGAGAACTTCGTCCATCGCATAAACCCCGAAGGCGGCGTGCCAAACCCTGTCCACGCTGGCGAGAATGTGCCAGTAGTGACCGTAAGGTCACTCGCCGTTAGGGCTCGCTCAAAACCAGCACCGGTGGCGGCGTTGTTCACTTCAAGGCCGCCCGCTGCCCCGGTCAGTGTGCGGGCGGCCTCTGCGCCTGCGTGGTACAGCTTAGTGTCACTATCCGGGTCTGCGATAAGGATAGCCCTTAGAACCCCCGAAGTATCCTCGCCTGCGAGCGTGAGGGTGCCCCCATGGTTGAAGCTCTGAAGACTCAGCCCCGGGCCACTGAAAAAGCCCAGTACACCAATCCCGGCACCCGCAGAGTCTCTCAGGGTAAGGAAGCTGTTCTGTACACCCCCGATAGTGGGGGCGACTGTGCCTATCGTAGCTAGCCCTGTGGGCGTTACGCTAGCTCCGGGAACGCCACCCGCGGACAATCGCAAGTCGTCCGCGTCGGCCAGGTACACGCCCGTATTGACATCGCTGGTGAACGAGAAGGCCGGTACACCAGCGGAGCCGTCAACCCCACGCAAGGCGGCGGTCATGCCCCCCGCACCAGAGCGGGAGAGGCTGTCACTCAGGGCGGTGGCAATGTCATCCATGGTGGTGTTGGCCCATGAAGACTCTATGGTAGTGCCGTCCACCACCGGGTTGCCCGCCGGTAGGCTATAAACGCCTGCACCACTTCTGGCCATACTAGCCCCCTATAAAGTCATCTATAGACAGGTCTTTGTACTCTTTAAAGTGCCAAGACTCGTCTTGTTCGTTAACCTGCCCGCTGGCAGCCCTGCGCATATCCGTCATAACCTGCCGAACAGCCTTGCCGCTCCTAGTGGCCGCCGCCGCCCGGAGCTTGTGCTGCCAGTTCGTGCTACCCATTAGGAATTTCTGTAAGTGCTTGCTGGCCAGTAGGTCACCCAGCCCCGGCACACTGTCGGGTAGGAACCCTACGGTGCTCGCCAGCTTGTGGTAGGCGTCACGACTGGCGACGTTGGAGCTGCCCATGGATTGGCCCAGCACCTCACCTATCATAGTGGCCTCTTCACGAAGCGGCGCCCTGCTGGGGTCAGTCCCAAGGCGCTTGCCGACATTGGTGGAGGACTTAAGCAGCTGCTTGGGGGAGAACTGCCCCTTAAGATTGCCGCTGGCGGCGTCGGCTATAACCTGCTGTGTCTTAGACAACGGCCCCCTGTGCTTAAGTGTGGCCCGCGCGGCGTCTATGGCCTTCTCGACATCGTTAGTCTGGGACAGCACTCTACGAACAGTACCCCCCTTATCCCCACCCTTGAAGCTGTTATTGAGAAGAGTCTCATACGTGTCCCCGGCCAGTCGGCCTACCTGCCCGGACATCTTGTCCCTAGCGGAGGGCAGTAGGCTTATAAAGTCCGCGTACGACTTAGCCTTAGAGGATATGCTTCCGGCACCCTTATCCGCGGCCAGCCCCAGCGGTATGAACGGTTCCCGCCCTGTTGACCGCTCTATAAGCTTGGACAACTGCTTCGCCGCCGGGGTGGTCTTGGCTAGGCCCTCCTTGCCCACACGGCTCACCCCGGCGGCCAGTCTGTTTAAGGTGGTGCCCAGTACAGCCCCGGTGGCGGCCCCCTGGCCACGTTGGTTAGGGGTGGCCAGTGTGGCCCCGGCTAGGGCGCCCTCTGCGCCAGCGGCGGCCCCACGGCGGGTTAACAGCCTGGCTACAGTGGGTAGCAGGGAGCCGCCCTTAGCGGCACCATGGGCAGCCTGTGCCCCCTTACCGACCAGACCCAGCGGGGCTAACGCGACCGTTTCGCCAATGAACTGGCCCGCTGAGCCCGCCGTGGTGTCGCTTAGTGGGGCGTCAAGTCGCTTGCGACCCATCACTGTCTCATCATCAACTAGCCCCAGCATGTTGCCAGCGCCCTGAACGACGTTGTGCATCCCGCTACCGATACCGGCCAGGGTTTTCTGTGTGGTGGACATACCCTCGGTAGGGTTGTACTTTTCGTTTCTTACAGAGTCAACGCTGGCCCGGCGGCCCGCCTCCCGCTCAGACTCCGCTGCCACAAGCGAGGCCACGTTGGCGTTGGCCTGCGCCTTCTGGGCCTCCTGCGCTATAAGCTCGTCAATATTCACTCCGTAACCCCCATTTGCTTGAGGACGTTACGCTTACCGCCCTCAGAGAGCGCGTCAAAGGCCGAACGAGTCTTAGCAGGCATGGAGGACAGGGCAGCCATCTCGGCCGCTGACCACTCAGTGCGCCCGCCAGGCTCCGCGGAACGGTTGAACCGGCCGGAGCTGTCTCTGACGTACAGGCGCTCCCCAGCGGAGCCGAAAAACTTAGTGGCGGCCTCAGTACTGGCCCCGGCCATCTGGTCGTTAAGGTGGTTAAGTGTTTCATCATCCATAACGTCGCGTAGCTTGGTGATGCGGGTGAGTATCTCGTTAGGATCACCGCCCAGCCGTACGTTTTCGGCCTCAGCCCACGAACGTAACTCGTTGGGGGTTAGGGTGGCGCCGAACCTTTCGTCACGTTCAGGCAGCGTGTAGGACATCCTCCACCGTGCCCACCACTGCATGGCCTCCTTGCTTCTTTGGTCCTGGGCTTTGCTGACATACTTCATAAGGTCTTGGCCGCTCATACCGGCGGCTAGGTCGTTTACGAACCCCGTGGGCAGGTTAGCCGGCTGCGCGTACTCCGGCTTAAAGTCGTCAACAACGCCGCGAACTTCACCCAAGGCGGTGGCGCGGGTGGAGAAATCTTTCATATCAGAGTAGCTGATGGCCTTGCCCCGGCCGCCACTCCCCAGGCCGTAGGTGCGCTCCTTCGGTACGAAACCTTCAGGCACGGGGTTGCCTGCCAGGTCCACAGGCTGGTTAAGTTCATTGTACACCACGGCCACATCATTCTTACCGTCGGTCCAAGCCTCCCCCTGCCCGACGTTAGCCCCCATTTTCTGCTGGCGGGCCTCCCTTTCTCCGGCAGCCTTGTCCATAGACATCTTAAGGGTGTTGCCCTGCACGGCGGCGTCGCCCGCAGCGATTTCTTGTCTGGCGGCCTGCCTCTGTGGACCTAGTTCGCGCATCTGCTGTCGGCCCCGGCTATTGTTGACGATGCCCGCCAGCACCTGTAGCGGGCTGACAGTACCATACTGATTGGGGGTAGGCATGGGCTGGCCACGGAGTTCTTTAGCGTAGCTGTAGTCCTCGTCCAACCCGGCCAGTTTCTGCGTTGCTTGGGCGTTGCCCGCCAGGGCGCGCTGTAGTTCTTCGTATTCCATAGCGCTATTGGCTCGCTGCTAGGGCCGCTACCAAAAGGGCGGCCCACCCGGCGGGGGTCATGGCGGCTAGCCCGGCCCCGATGCCACCCGCGCCGGAGGCGGCCCCTGCGCCAGCACCGGCGGCGGCTTCCGCACCGGCGGCGCCTAACGCTTCCGCACCTAACGCCTCAGCACCGGCGGTGCCTGCTACATCAGCCCCCAACGCTTCCGCACCGGCGGCGCCTGCCTCGGCCAACCCAGCGTCAGCTAGTGCTGCCTCTACACCGGTTTGGCCGGCGGCGCTGCCCCCGGCCAAACCGGCTTCGGTGCCTCCTGCGGCGCCTGCTACATCCGTGCCACCAGCCCGCAGGGCCTGCGCAGTAGCCGAACCCTCCGGGGTGATAGTGCCAGTCTCAAGGGCGGCGGTTTGGTCTATGGGGACGCCCGAGGACATCTGCTCGCTTAAGTAGTCCGCTATGGGGGTGTTATCCCCCATGCCCGCGTTGTACAGGCTGGCGGCCCCCACGGCATTCTGGGATCGAAGGGCGTTAGCCTGCTGTTTCGCCTGCTGCTTGTACCGAGCGCGGGCGATCTCAGCCTCCAGAAACCCGGGTGTCTCTCGCTTAGTGGCGGACTTAAAGGGGGAAAACATCATTGGCTTGCGCTCCCGCCGCTGAACATACCGGTCAGTTCAGCTAGCTGTGAGGTGGGGTCCAGCGCGTTGGCTTCCCCAAGACTGAACCCGCGCTTATCAAGGTACTCTTGGATTTGCTTATCACGCAAGGCGTTAGAATACTGACTGCTCTGCATCTGCTGGCCGTACAACATCTCGGCTTCTTGCCGGCCGGTGGCGGTCGCCCCCAGCCGGGCCTGCTCGTAAGCATCATTCTTACCTGTCGTAAAGGAGGACATCTGGGCATCGTAAGACTGATCTCCTGGGCGGAGGCCTTGGTTCCTAAGCCTGACATCCAGAGCCTCCGCCTCCTTGTTAAACCGGGGGTCAAGACGATTGGCCTCCTTCTGGTAGGCGGCGTCCTCCGCGGCCGCACGAATTTGGGTGGGGTCGTAGTCCAGCCCAACGACGTCCCCAAACTGGGACCAGTCGGGGGCGGCGCCCATCTCATCCTGTACCCTGCCCATCATTCCAGAGGAAAGCTCCGCCTTGTTCTGTAGGAAGTTCATCATGGGGTTGTAGATGGATTGGGAGTCATCAGACAAACTCTGCTGCTGGGTCCACTTTGTAACTGGCTCCCCGGTGGCAGGGTCTATGACCTGCTCTGTGCCCCATTGGATACTACCGAACGGGTTGTACTGGTCCGGCCGGTCGGCGTAGGTGGTGTCCCGGGCCGTTTCCCGGCTGTACTCACCCTCTACCTGCGCGGCGCCTTTAGCGTCTGGTGGACTAGACGTCTTCTTACCCACTATACTCCTCCTGTCGGGGCGTCTGCCCTGAGTGCCCGGGCCATCTCTGTTTGACCAGCGTACGGGCTAGCCTGAGATTCTTGTGAGAACATAGCCTGGAAGCCCGGCATAGTAGCACGAACGGGTGGCACAGGCAACGGCGCGGCGGCCGATTGAAGAGGGGGCGGCGTGTAGCTGCCCGCTGTGGCGCCGCCGGTGTACGCAGGGAGCTTAGACTTAGCCAGCATCTGGGCGTGGGCCGCCTGCATGGCGGCGAGATACTCGGGGTTGCTGAGGTAGGCAAGCCCGGGGAGTCCGCCAAGATTGGGTACGACACCTATGCCGCTCATTCGTTCTCCACCTTCTTAAGATAGCCACAATTGACGGGCAGCAGCTCCATAACCACAGAGTCCACCCCCTTCTTAACCGCCCCCCTAAGCCTGGCCACCTCTGTGAACCCAAGGTGCCGGTTGAGTTTCAACGCTTTTTCGTTTTCCCCGGGGACCAGGGCGTACAGGGCATCAATACACAGTTCGTTGAATATAAAGTCAGCGCACATATCAAAGAACCCGGCCCTTATCGCCATGGGCGTTTCTATTATAAAGTGACCTTGGGCGCTTACACCAGTGAAGTTATCCAACACCACAGCGGCCACGCGCTCGCCGCTACTGGCATCCACGGCCACAAAGCCGGAGGAGTCCTCCACTCTGAACACAGGCAGGATAGAATTGAACCACGCCCAATCATCAGGAAAGCTCAGAGGCCGGTACGCCAGTATCATACTGGCCCCCCGGAAGTCCACATAACATCAATCGAGAGTAGGTTGGCCTCATCAGAAGAATCCCCGCGGATGGCCACGGCCACGGCCCGGCCAAGCCCGGAGGCCCCCGCTAGGACAGAAGACCCCACGGCCCCGGTACCACCCCACACAGCGGCGTCCCACTCCGCCACGCCCCACAGGCTTCCCCCGGTCAGCGGTACGCCTGTCACCTCGGGTATCTCGGCCAGCTGGTAGTCGTACAGGACCACGGCCTCGTAGTTGGGCGGGGTGGCGCTGAGAAAATCAGGGCGCGTAAACTGCACCTGCTTGAACAAGGAGTCCTGGCCTAGTCGGGAGTAGCTTGTCAGTATAGAAAACGGCACCGGCGTGCCGTTGTTGGCCGGGTCCGCCGGAGTGATCTCTATTCCGTCCCTCGTAGTGTCCATGACGTGGACCTTGCTGTCGGGGCTGCCTATATAGACCTTGCCCCGCCACTCCACCATGGCGGCGATGGGCACCCCCCGCCAGAATCCCCATGCTGTGTTGGGTAGACTGAGAGAATACTGTAAGTCTGGGTAGCCCACCACCTTGGGGGAAGTTATTAGCATCGTGCCTTGAGAGGGGAGAAATCTTGGTGACCACCCGTACTCGGTGCCTAGCGAGACCAGCTGTGACCGGAGCAACTTCGCTATCTTAAAGCTGAGGCTATTAGCGGTGACATCCCCAGCGTCCACGCCACGTAATAGGTCAGACATAGCCACCACCCCGTAGGATGAAAGAAAATACAGGTCGCCAGCATACTCGCCCGCTATGCGCCTACCGGCGGGGACCGCCCCTATGAAGTAGGTGCCTTTGCTGCCCCAGTCATCCCCGGATGGGTCGCCACCTTGGTAGGGTATAACGTCCCCAGTGGCGCTAACAGCGACTAGGTAGTCGTCTACCCCCACGCCGCCGTCTACCGACCAATTGTACAGACCGGTGAGCAGACCCCCATGGGGGAATTTTGTACCAAAAAAGAACTGCGTAGCCGCCCCGGCGATGGCTGAAAGTGGCAGGTACCACGCGGAGGAGGCGTCCCGCTCGATCATCCATACGCGCTGCTTGTGGACCATGATAAAGCACACATCCGCCACGTCCACCCCGGTAACGTCAGCGTAGGTGGTCCACGTATCTGTAC